ACCGGAGGTGCAACCGGAGGTGCAACCGGAGGTGCAACCGGAGGTGCTACGGGTGGTGCTACTGGTGACCCTACACAAACCCCTGAGTACAAAGCTATTGAAGGCAAGCTAAGTGAAGCTACAGCAGCTAAAGGTGCTCTCGAAGGTGAACTTAAGACAACCCAAGATGCTCTTGACGCAGCTAAAAGTGAATACGATGCACTCTTGGACAAATCAGGTATCGAAGCTGACTCACTCAAGGAAGAAATAGATGCTCTTGAGTTAGGCAAAGAGTCCATCCAGAATGAACTTGACGCAGCCAACGGCACCATTAGTGGTCTTGAGGGTGACCTTAAGACAGCTCAAGGCACCATTGAGGATCAACAAGGAACCATTAGTGGTCTTGAGGGTGACCTTAAGACAGCTCAGGATTCACTACAGACTACTCAGGGTCAACTAGACGCAACCAAGGGTGAACTTAAAGATGCCCAAGATGCTTATGCTGCACTTCAGGATAAAACCACAGAGGAAGCTCAAGAACTTAGAGACACCATAGGTGAGAAAGTTGGCGAGATAGACGCTCTTGAGAAAACTGTAGCAACCCAAGAGGGAACCATTAGTGACCTTGAGGGAACTATAGCAGACCAAAAGGGAACCATTAGTGACCTTGAGGGTCAACTAGAAGTGTCTCAGGAAGCCTACGCAACTTTAGACGCTGAGTCTCAGGCTACCATTAGTGGACTCAAGGAATCCAATGAGGCGGCTCTGGCGCAGGCTCAAGCGGACTCTGAGAAAGCCCTTGCAGACCAAAAAGCTACTTTAGAAGCAGACAAAGCTACTGCGCTTGCTGAAGCTGAAGCAGCCAAAGAGAAAGCCCTAGCGGACGCTAAGGATGCCTCAGAAGCCGAGAAACAGGGCATTAGAGATGCCTACGACTCACAAATCGAAGGTATCAATAGTGACCACGATAAAGCCATGCAGGACGCTAAGGATGCCGCTGATGCAGCTATGGCACAAGCTAAGGCTGACGCTCAGGCAGCTCTAGACGAAGCGGTAGCTGAAGGCATTGCTAACGCTGAAATAGCTCGTGAAGAAGGCTACGGTCAAGGCTACGGTGAAGGCGAAGAGTACGGCTACGGTGAGGGTTATGGTGAAGGCTACGGAGAAGGCTTTGGGACTGGTAAAGGCAAGGGGATGATCTCAGGTATGCTCATGGGTGGTAACTCAGGAGACATTAAGACCCGTAAGTTCGACCCCTTCAAGTTCAAAGGTGCTAAGTCAGCACTCTTGAACCCAGAGCAGAAACAACAGCCTCAGAGGGCTAAGACAATCACAGAGTCATTATTTGGAGACTACTTGAATGACATACTTAGAGCTAGTAAATAAGGTCCTCGTAAGACTTCGAGAAGACCAAGTAGCGACCGTGAACCAAACGGCATACTCCTCGTTGATCGGGGAGTTTGTCAATGACGCACTCAGGATGGCTGAGGACGCTTGGAACTGGTCTGCCTTGAGAACTACCATAACGGTAAACACTAGTGAAGATATTTTCAATTATATCTTGACTTCTAGTGGAAATCGTGCTATAATATTAGACGTAGTAAACGATACGTCAAACTACTTTATGCACTACAAGGATCAACACTGGTTTAACAACACGTTTCTCAATGTGACCCCTGCTAAAGGTAGTCCTACTTACTACACCTTCAATGGAGTCGACTCCAATGGTGATACTCAAGTTGACTTATATCCAATACCTAACGGCAACTACACCTTAAGATTCAACGCAATCCTAAGGACTCCTGAGTTGTCCTCAGATGCAGACGAAGTGATTATCCCCACGATGCCTATTATTCACATGGCGGTCGCCTTGGCTACCCGTGAACGTGGTGAGTCCGGTGGTAACATGACTCCTGAGTTGTTCGCAAGTGCTGATCGTATGTTGTCTGACGCTATTGCTTTAGATGCCAACAAGCATCCTGAAGAAACAATCTATATGGCGGTGTAACTATGGCACAACCACTCCAACCTCTTAACATTGCAGCTCCTGCGTTCAAAGGGTTAAACACTCAGGATTCACCCCTGAGTGGTGACCCTCAGTACGCCTCGGTAGCTGATAATGTCGTGGTGGACTCCTACGGGCGCATAGGTTCCCGTAGAGGTCTAAACTTACTAACGATTGATTATACGGAACTTGGGACTGACGAGATACACGCACTTCATGAGTACGAGGATGCTTCGGGCACCCTCAAAATTTTCTCCGTGGGTAACGGTAAGATACTCTCAGGTACAACCACCTTGGTTGATGAGACACCCGCTAGTTACACCATTACTGAACCTCATTTCTCTTTAGTCAACTTTAATGACAACTGTTACTTCTTTAATGCAGACCATGAGCCTTTGGTGTACTCCACAGCTCTTGGGGCAGTCACTAAGATGTCTTTGGTCTCAGGTTACTCAGGTACAGCACCTCAAGGTTCTGCGGTCCTAGCAGCCTACGGTAGACTCTGGGTAGGTGGTATCACAGGCGAACCCAACATGATCTACTGGTCTGACCTCTTGGCAGGACACAAGTGGTCCGGAGGCACCTCAGGTAGTATCAACTTGGACAAAGTATGGCCTGATGGTTCAGACAAGGTAATGGCCTTAGCTGCTTGGAACAACTACTTAGTTATCTTTGGTTATAACTCCATTGTGTTATACCAAGGGGCCGAGAGTCCCGCTACGATGTCCCTAGCGGACACCATTGTTGGCATAGGTTGTGTTGCACCTAAGACAGTTAAGTTCACAGGTTCAGACCTCTTGTTCTTTAGTGCTCGTGGTGTTATGTCGTTAGGTAGAACAATCCAAGAAAAGTCCTCACCTATGCGTGACGTAAGTAAGAACGTTAGGGACGACATCATAACGCTTTGGAAACAACAGGACGAAGAGATATACGCAGCGTACAACGCCAAGTACTCCTTCTACCTCCTGAGTTTCCCAACGCAGAGTGTTGTCTACTGTTTTGACGTAAGGGCGCCTCTTGAGGATGGAGCATTTAGGGTAACACGGTGGTTGTCTTCGGACATGTACTGCTTTAAGACAATCGCTAACGACGATCTCCTAGTGGGGCACGAAGGTGGTATCTCAAGATACGAAGGTTACCTCGACATAGGTCAACCGTTCACCATGCGTTACTACAGCAACCCCCTAAGCTTTGGGAACCCTACGCAACTTAAGTTCCTTAAGAAGATCACCCCCACGATCATAGGCGGTGCATCCAGTACGTTCTCAGTCAAGTGGGCCTACGACTTTGGTACGGACTACAAGGCACAGGCGTACACCCTAGGTGGTTCCACGATTGCTTACTACAACGTAAGTGAGTACAACGATGGTGAATACACAGCGGGTACTCAGGTGACTAGCCCGAGAATCAATTGCACAGGAGCAGGCAACTTGGTGACCATAGGTGTCGAAGCAACTATCAATGGTGCTCCATTATCGCTTCAAGAGTTTAACATACTGGCAACAACAGGACGGATATACTAATGTCAAACTATACAAAAGCTACAGACTTTGCTGCAAAGGACAGTTTGCCTACTGGTGATCCGTCTAAGATCATCAAAGGTACTGAGATTAACACTGAGTTTGCTAACATCCAAGTGGCTGTGAACTCTAAGTCGGACACAGCGTCACCTACGTTCACAGGAACCGTGACTGCGCCCACATTGAATGTCTCAGGGACACTCACGGCAGGAACTATTGATGGAGGTGTCTACTAATGGCTGAAGCAAATCCTTTTAGCAACGCAGGTCTCATTGGTGGCCTCTTAGGTGGCTTTGGAGCTATCGACCAATATAACACCATTGGTAATCTACAGGACACCTACAGAGAGACCATAGGTACGTTACCTGAGGGACAGTCGTTGATGTCCCAATTGCCTCAGGACGTACAATTTAAGCCCTTTACGGTCACCACGGGTACAGGTACCTCAGGGTTTGACGAAACTGGTATGAACCTAGGGTTGTCTCCTGAGCAACAAAACATTGCCAACCAGTATCAACAAGCGAGTAACCAGTTCCTAGATTCAGCCATGAGTGGAAACCCAATGTTGTCACAACAGGCTAATATGTTTGGCAGCATGGCTCAAGGATACCAAGGCACTCAGTACACTCCGTATCAGCTTTCAGGCAACTATATGCCTCAAGTTGACCAAGGGTTAAACGTTAACCGTTTTGGGTCTGTTACTGGCGACTTTAATAAAGGACTAGAAAGTGGCTCGCAGACCCCACAATACCAGACGCAACAAGAGTACGCGACTGCTTACGGTGGGTCACCTCTTGCTAGTGGTGGCATGTATCAGGCGCTATTTGGGCAGCAAGCAGGTGGCGACCAGAGTTACTTCAACGCCCCTCAGATCACTGACACAGTGTCACCTTATGGCTTTGGTAACGCAGGATTAGCTTCTATGGCCTCCTCAGCGATGTCTCAGGGGATGCAAGGGATGAATCCTAGTGCTCCTACGGACCTAGAGAACCTTCGCTCACAGACAGCTCAGAGCGCCTCAGGGATGCTCGCAGGTTTAGGCCAAGGTATCGGTGAGAGAGAACAAGAGGTCTACAATCGCATACGCGCCACTCAGACCCCTGAGGAACAACGTCAGGCATTGGCTCTTGAGGAACGTTTAGCAGCTCAAGGTCGTTTAGGTGTTTCTACAGCACAGTACGGTGGTACTCCAGAGCAACTAGCGATGGCTAAGGCTCAAGAGGAAGCTAAGAACTCAGCAATGATGTCCGCAATGCAACAAGCGGGTACAGAGGCAGACAGAGCGTACAACCAAGCAACAGGCATGGCGGGCACCGCTGCAAGTCTTGCGGGTCAATCAAGCAACCTACAAACTCAAGCACAACAACGTGCTACCGAGTTGTCACGCTTGGGTATGTCCGCAGAACAAATCAACAGTCAGCTTCAGAACGAAGGATTGTCCAGAGCAACTACTGCGGGTCAGTACAATAGACAAGGTACGATGTTGTCAGACCAGTTGACCCAGAGTGCCTTCAACAGAGCCTTAGCGTCAGGCCAGTACGGTCGTGAAGGTCAAGCTTTGGCGTCACAGTTGGCTACTCAAGCACAACAAAGAGACCTCGCCTCAGGTCAGTTTGGGATGTCTCAAGCACAGCTTATGCAACAACTACAGTCTGGGAACATTCAGAATCGACTTGCTCTCGCAGGCGGTTCTCAAGGTGCTTTGGCACAACAGTTGGGTTTACAGTCTGGGTACGGACAACTTGGTATGGGTATGCTTGGTGCAAGCTATATGCCTCAACAGCAACAGTTGTCAACATTGGCTCCCGCTTTGGAAGCAGCACGTTACCAACAGGCAGGTCAAGAAACCTCAGCAAACCTCATGGCTCAGTTGGGCTTGGGTGGTCTTGCGGAACAAACCAAACTGGAGCAAATCCGTGGAGACATCCTACGTCAGGCTATGCAGGCCGCAGGTGGCTTAGGGCAGGCTTCGTTTGGTGCAGAAGGTGCTACCCTAGACGGTATGTTAGGCGGCTTCCTTGGTGATTTATTAGGTATTGGAGACTAAACAATGGCTATAAACTTAGCAGGCATGTTTGCCAACTTAGGGGCAGCAACTCAAGGTATAGGGGAGTCCGTCATGGGCGGCCCCTTGCCCAAGGACTACCGAGATCGCAACGCTATGCAACGCGCAGGTGTCACCAACCCAATGCTCCAGATGTTTGGTCAGGGGCTTGGGGGTGCCATGGGTGCAGACATGCGTTCTCAGAACGTCCAAGGACAAGAGAAACTAGGGCAGGCTCTTATGGAGTCTGACCCTACGAAACAAATGGAGTTAGCTAGAGGTCTAATTAACTCAGGGTTTGCTGAGCAAGGCGCTACGTTGTTTCAGAAAGCTCAAGCAAAACTTCAGGAACAACAAACACGAGAAGTATTAGCTAAGCAAGCTAAGAAACTCGGGTTGACTGAGTTGTCCGAAAGTCTACTTACTAGTCAAACCATTGACGTCAAGGCGGCACAAAAAGAAATCTTTGACCGTGAGACAGCATTAGCGGCAGCCAGAGGTGGTCGTAAGGGACGTCAGGCGTTAGCTAGGCAGTTCGGTAAGGACACTGAGTTCCTCGCTGAGATTGGCAAAGGCGAATACGACGAAATGTCCGACGAAGCTTTCTCAGACCTTCTACAGGGTCGTGAGGCAGACGCTAAGGCATTCCTGAATCCTATGACGGACAAAGCTGAAATCTTCAAGGTAGACAAGAGTGGTAACGTTTGGGACGAAGAGAGTAAAACTTGGGTAACTCCAAGCTCCTTAGGTCTCACAGCGGCACCTCAAGTACAGAAAGTGTTTAACGCAGGTAACAAACTTACGGAAGCTTTGGTTGGTAAAGGTGTAGATCGTTTTGATACGTTAGTTAATGACGCAGCAAACGCTCAGAAAACTTTAGCTGCTATTCGTAAGAGTCGTAGGTTTATTGCGGAAGGTGTTAACACTGGTGTCTTGGCTAACTTACAGACAGGCGCAGGTAAAGTTGCGGCACTCTTAGGTTTTGAAGCTGACGATTCCGCACGTACTGAACAGTTAGTTATAAACCAGATGCAATTCATGAGTGACTTGATTAGAGACTACGGTGCAGGCACAGGTATTTCTAACTTCGACGTACAGAACGTAATGACTCGTATTGCTGCGGACCCCACGTTGTTCGAAGAAACAATTGTTGACGTCTTGAACAGCATGGAAGAGATCGCACTTCATGTACAAGATAAGTACAAAGTTGTTGCCGATGAACTCATTAAGAAAGAAGGTATCGACCCATCTGTTCTAGCGATGTTTAAGATTCCTGAGCGTGGTCCTAATTTAGACAACACAAGTCCGAATACGCAGGGTACGTCATTACGTCAGAAGTACAACCTGCCTGAATAAATGAGAGGCCATGTATGCCACAGTTTTCTGAAGAAGAAATGATGAAGGACCTTGAGGCAGCCGATGCCTCAGGGGACTATGAACTAGCGAACCACATAGCAGGCCAGATCAGACAGTTTAAGTCTCAAGCACAACCTGAGTATACTCCTGAGAACCCTTCCTTAGGTACAACACTCGGTCGTTTAGGAAGCGGAGCTATGGACATCCTTAGCACAGCCTCTGAGCAAGCACAGGAGACTTATAATAACCCTAGGCTTGCTAACGTACCGGAACCTATGCGCGTCCCTACAGCGGCTGCTAGGGGCCTCTCAGAGGGTGTCTTCAAAGGTGCTGAGGTTGCTAGTGAAGCCCTCGGTGACTTCGCTAGTTTAGCTACTCCCGATGAACTAGAGACTGCTGTAGTTCAAAACACTCAAGACTTTATGAATGCTGTAGGTGACACTGAGACAGCTAAGACAGTCATGAATGCACTTGCGGAAGGTTTGGATTATCTTGAGACATGGGCCACGGAAAACCCTCGCAACGGTGTCATCTACGAAAACCTCAAGGCGTTAGGTGCTACTAAGCTTGCTAACTTAGCCAAGAATGCACGCATGATGACTGGCGAAGGTATCACTAAAGCAGGTGGCTCTTTAGTTCAATCAGGTAAAAGACTAGCGGGTAGTCAACCTTTTGAAAGAGCCAAAGAACTACTGACTCCTAAGGATTGGAGACAAAAGGAAAACTACGAAGTCACAGGGATGTTCGATAGTATCGTATGGTCGCCCACTAAAGAACAGAAAGAGATGATCTCGTATGTCTCTGAGATTGATGCTTTTGACCCCTCACGTATCGCAGCGTACAACGCCAAGTCACTTGAGGAACACTTGGGTAAGAAAGCTGAGGACTTGACGAAACGCTTAGGCAACATGAATTTACCTAAAGTAGACGTCATTGGTTTCCGAGATGAACTTCGGGATGTGACTCAGGACTACTTAGACTCTGCTGTCTTTAGGGCTTCCGGTTTTTCCAGAGCACGTGCTGAGGCATTCGTAGAGATTGCTGACGACATCCTATCGAAGACTGATGGTAGTGTTGTAAGTTTACATAATGCACGTAAAGCTATTGATAGGTCCATGAAGAAAGCTATGAACACGGACGACCTTACCAATGGTGGCGAAGCGTTCAAGAGTGAAATCATGGCGATCATACGTAACGGTGTGAACTCTAAGATATTTAACGTTGTACCTAATGAGACAGCAATTAAGAAGGACTTACGTCGACAGTTCTTAACGTACCGCGCTATGGACATCCTAGACGACAAAGCAAGGTCTGAAGCAGCAACCGTAGTAGGACGTGCCGTAGGACGTATCGAAGACATGACGGGTCTTAAGTTACCTTCAACACTCCTAGGTATCGGCCTTACGGCATCTGCGGCAGGGGCTGTAGTAGCGCCTTTGTCACCTGCGTCCGTCCTGTTTACTATGGGAGCTACAGGCGGTGCTTACCTCGGTAACAAGCTTCTGAAGCAGCCACAGGGCCGTAAAGCAGTAGGTTCCATGATTAACTACTTAGGTAAAGCCATCAAGAGTAAATCAGGTAAACTTGCTGACCCTGTGTTGTTAAACGAAGCAGTACAACTTAGGGATGAACTAGTGGAACAGTACGAGTACCTCTACGGGGAATCTGAGAAGGAGAGCAAATAATGTCTATGTTTGGCTATGTCAAAGGTATGCCAGACCCTAAGACTTACGGAGAACAGCAACTTGAGGGCGCAGGTCGCGTCCTTGATATGCCTCTCAATACAGTCCAAGGTGCTCTTGCTTATGACGAAAGTTTACTAGGGGGTGCCGCTAAGGGCCTCCTAGGCAAGAAAGACTACGATGGTATGTCTATGTTCTCCCCTGAGACTCAAGCGGAATATCCTAGGGCAACTGCGGCTGCTGCTGTAGCTAGTGATCTTCTGTTGGACCCAACAAATCTCGTAGGTGGTGGTTTAGCTAAGAAAGGTGCCTCTCGTTTTGCCGATAGTGCTAGAGGTGCCTTAATGTCGTCACCGTCGAACTACATTGATAACTTCTATGGTTGGTCAATGAATAACGCTAAGCCTGAGGGCTATGACGGAAGAACGATGGAGAGGCTCATTAAGGAAGACCCTACGTCTATACCTCCTGAACATCTTAAGTTTTACCAAGAGACACAGAAAGACCTTGAGTTCGCTAACCATCTTTTGATTGACCCGCTTGCTTCTCGTGCGTTGAGACGTAAAGGTTTAACTGAAAACTCACCCAACGAACAAAAGATTGCCTTAGCTAAGAAACTCTCAGGGCTTAAGGAGTGGTCAGCGGACAGCATAAGTGCCGCACTAGAGATGTCCTTCAGTCCACAAGCAGCTATGCTTTATAGAACTACAGGTATCAATAAGAACGGTCAGAACATCATAGCTAAACACTTAGCGGAGTATGGTGAAACTAAGGACCCAAGCGCACTCAAGAAAGCTGTAGCACAAGCGCAGTACATGGGTCACATCCTAACTCAGGCAGGACGTAAGGGTGAGATACATCCGTCACTCCAGAAGTTGATTGATATGTCTTACGTCGACGGGTATCAGAAGTATTCACCGGATGAATACATGAAGTCCGTTAGTAAACAAGAGTACTTCGTACAGACTCCTGAAGGGGTCACTGAGTCCTACACACCGCCTCCTGAGGTAGTCAGTAAGTTGTTCGACCACGTAACTAACATTTGGACACGTGAGGGTTCTTTACCTAAGGGTGCCAAAGACAACGTTAGTTTAGTTGTTAAGGAAGTCGACGGTATCACAGGTGACCACGTAAGGGACGTAACAGCTAGTCGCTCGAACAAACTCAGGGCGCATGTTAAGAACACCTTTAAGCAAAACAACTACGGCTCATTTGACTCTGTGTCTAAACTTAAGGACTCTCTTAAGAGCAAAGGGATAGCAATCAAAGGAAGTGACTCTAATGGCGTCTACCTGTCCATAGGTATGAAGTCTGAGTCATATACCGAAGGTGGTATCAACATGCTAACCTATGTCACTAAGGACGGTGAGATGACGTCTGTAGTCTCGGATGCTCATAACTTCCTTGAGAACTTCCCTGTTGTGGGGCAAGTAGTAGGCGCAGCGTTACCTAAGAAGGTCATGGCGATAACACCACCGATCACAGAGAACGTTCGTGATTTACAAGGTGCCTTTGACTCAGGGACTAGGGCGTTTAAGAAGACCACTAGGACTACCCCGTACTCAAGACGCAAAGGAAGCACATGGGACGACAAAGAAGTCATACAGGACCTCCAAGCGATTGTCCGAGCAATGCCAACTGAGGAACAAATCAGGAAGGTAACTGGTGAGAAAGCCCGAGGTGTCGTAGAGGCAACCACAGGACTAGGAATGCTCACTGGTGGAGATTCCGAGGAGTAACAAAAAAGCCCCCAAGGAGCAATCCAAGGGGGCTTTTTTGTGTACGTTAGTTTACCTCAGAGGTAACTTTTTGTAGACCTAGATTTCACAGGCACCACCAACACAGGCTAAGGTTTGTGCACCCTCTGTATTGTCCTCCTGTTCGTCCAAGTCCCAATCGACTACCTCAGGCATAGTCTTGAGACCCTCCAAGTATTGTTCCTCCGTAATGGCCTCATAGGGCGCTTGTTGATACGTATGCTCACTGTAGGGCAGGAAGCTAACACCTGAGCAACTATCGAAGTTATTGTATAACCACTGGCCTATCTCTAGGAACTCAGAGTCACGATAGTACACCGTGATGCTTGGCTTGTGTTCACACCAGTGCTTCTGGTACATGTCCCACAAATGTAGCTGCTCCATACCCGTCTGGTCACCCGCCATGATACTACCTTCAGGTGCCTTCTTGTAGAAACTAAAGACCTTCGTCGTAGGCGACATAACGTCTACTTCCGAGGGTACTCCGGCATTCTCAAGGACAGCGCATAGGGGATCACGAGCATCAGCACGAACCCGACGGATATAATGTGGTGCAAATCTCCCGTGTATGCCTGAGGCTGAATCAACGAGTTGAGATACAGTCCCAGAAGGCTTAACACAAGTAATAGCAGCACTCTGGTTAATCCCAAGCTTCGTAGCCCACTCTTTGTTTGTTTCCACAGCAACTTCACGTAGTTCCTCCAGTAGTTTAGCTGTCTCAGGTGACACCGTAGCTAACGTCACGTTGTCCAAGATACCCGTTAGGGAGACACCCAAGAGGGCCTCTTCCTCAGTGTTGTCCTTCCACTTCTTACGCAGGTACCTAAAGTCCGTCAGAGTTGCTTGGAGAGTTCCCAAGATAGTCGCAAGACGTACTTTCCGCTTGAGGTCATCAGGTCCATCGTCTGGTCGGACGACAACTTCTGAGAGGTTACAGAACTGGTTAGGACGTAGGATGATCTCGGAGCATGGGTTAGTTCCGAAATCCCACTCAGGATCGCGTCTTCCGTTCTTTGCAGCCTGTTTTTGACTAGCGACTCGGCTGAAAACTCCGCGTTCTCCGCTTCTTGATTCATATAGTGAACTCCATTCGTTTAGGAATGCCTCGAAATCAGGCTTTTCAGTGTAGCACGCAGAATTGTTCGCAAGTCCTCGTTGTGGGTTGTCAATCCACCATTGTCCATGCTTGGCTCGTCGTATTCTGTCGTCCGTAAGGTTAGACAAGGAGATGAGTGCGCTACGTCTAACGCCTCCGACGACAACGATTTGAGCAATTTTACAGCATAAATCATGGCATTCGATAGATGAGAGCTTGCGGCCCTTCGCTCCTCTAAACAAGTCGACGGTGAACTTAAAGAGGTCAACAAGGGGTTCAGCTCCTGAAGCACGTCCTCCAAAAGTTTTAAGTGGTGCACCCGCAGGTCGCACACTGGACACATCCCAAGTTGGGACTTGTCCTGAGTAGAGTAGGCTGATGAGTTCTCTGTAGGCTTTTGCCCATCCGATTTTACTGTCGACGACATGAATAATGGTCTCCGTTTGATGCATGTCTTCAGCTACCTCAGGAAGCTTATTGACATACTGTCGTTCTACTGAAAAGCCAACACCCGTGCCACACATTAAGACGTACATCATCTCGTCGAATGCTCGTGGGTGGTCTATTGGCATGTAACTACAATTGAATCCCGCTACGTTGTCCTTGTCCAAAGCGACACCTGCGGTCATTAGTGCTCGCATTGAGGGCATTACCTCGTGGTTCAAGATGGCCTCATAGAGCTCCTCACGCGTGTCCTGAGTGATCTTCTCTTTGTCCTTCCAGAAGTCTACATAACGACCTACTGTCTCTTCCCATGTCTCTCGTCGTTGCTCCTCAGGTAGGTAACGTGCGTAGCGGCTCTTTGCGATGTACTGTTGATAACTGTCCATTGTGTCTCCCTTAGTGTTTAGTTGGTTCTGAGTAGTCTAAACCGCCACCCATTACTACATTTAGTTTGCCTACCTCCATGAGGTAAACGATGTCAGCCACAGGTAAGTCTGAAGCTATCCCAAATTCGTCACTGCCTGTGTCAACAATGACAACAAAGTTTGCCTTAGTGTCTCCAGTGACACCCATGTTTGACAA